GAAACCGTCGATCTGAGCATCTTCAAACTGAGTAGTTGTCTCAACTTCGATGTCAACTCTAGACTCTTCAGAAACCTGAGGGAAGTAATCATAGATTTGTAGAGTTGCCTCTTCAGACATCTCTAGGACTTCTTGTTGCTCATTAGCATCAATGATTCCGTCGTTATTACTGTCCTGGATCTCAAAGATGAGAGGATATCCTTCAATCTCAGTCGTCAGTACATCTGCTTCCTGGTTAGGTTGACGATCAACATCAATATCAACGTTGACATAAGGATCTCTATATCTTACAACGTCTTGAGGAATGTTTTCCTGGGTTGCACCCTGAGTAAAGTTCCATGGATCAGGCAGTGAGTTAAACTGAGGACCAAGGATATATGGGAATTCAGCAATACCTGCTTCCGATGCATCAATAGTAATAAAGTATGCATAGGTGCCATCAGGATACTGAGGTGTCTTACAGAAACGACCGTTATAGTTGTCGAGATCGCCAGACTGGAAGTCATACTCATAGTCAGCAACAAACGATCCAGCAGGATATGAGGACAGCTCAGGTCCATCAACACGAGCAGGATTGGGGTTAGTTGCTAAGTCATATACAACGTTATCTTTTAGTTTATATGAAGTGCGAAGTCTTCTGATTCCGCTATTCTGGTCAGTTGGGTCAATGTAACCGTAGGGACCGTAGATTGGGTTACCATCATACGCCCAACCCAGAATAGGAGAGTGCTCATAGTTGGATTCAACTTCTTGGAATTGTTGTGTAACTGCATTAAGGAAGACGTTATCGCCAACCACATAGCGGAGTTCTTTAGGATCACTAAGGTGAGCATATTCACCACCGAACTGGTTATTACGACCAGTAAAGACGTATCCTCGTGCTCCATCATAATTAGTGGCAAGATCATACTGAAGGTTTTTATTCCACTCAAAAACTTGTGGAGTAAACTCAGCAAAGTCACCGACAGACTCAAGTCTGACAGTAGTAAGACCTTGGGTATATCCAATACCTCTGTTAGTGATCTCAACACTAAGGACTCTACCTTTATCTTCGCCAATAGTGCCAATTACTGCTCGTGCAATAGCACCAAAACCATCACCATTAATGATGATCGTGGGAGCAGTAGTATAACCACTACCAGAGTTAATAATAGCAATAGAAACAATACGACCATTGATAACAATGGGTTGTGCCAAAGCACCTTCACCAGAGTTAACTCGGATACTAGGTAACTCAGTATATCCACTACCATTGGCAGTGATGCTAACACTCTGAATAGGACCACGGACGTTTGCCTTTGCTAAGGCACCTGTACCACCGCCACCAGTAACTGAGACGCTAGGTTGTGAAGTATACCCTGTGCCTGGTTGCTCAACCAGGATTCTGGTGACACGACCACCTGTTACGATAGCTTGTGCAGTTGCTCCGATACCACCACCGCCAACGATGGAGACCAGAGGAGATTCTGTGTATCCGCTACCTTGTTCAGTAACGTCAAATGAAGTTAGACTACCATTAACAACAACTTCACCAGTAGCACCTGTACCGCCACCACCAGTGATTTCCAGAGCAGGTTTGGATCCTGCATCATAGTCCTGACCAGTGTTACTAACTGTGATGCCAGTCAGTGGACCGAATCTAACAAAGTCGCCAGACTTGTATGCCCAGATAGACACACCATTCACCCAAGCACCAATCGAGGTGTTTGCTGAGATGTCTTGACGCTCGGAAATCGTTTGGACTAAACGGGGGAAACGGAGCAGCTTGCGCTGGTTACCAGGAATCAGTGCCGATCCTGTGAAAGGACCAACCTTATAGTTGGGTAGACCAGAGGAAGCAACATAAACATAATCAGCATTGAAGAAGGAGTTTTGGATGTTCGTTGTAAACTCACTAACAACACTGTTAATGGAATTGATATCGGACTTACCTCTGTTAAGGTCCACAGAGAGAAGAATGTTACCTTCTGGAATAATTTCTGTAGGTGTATTAATCTGATATGTAAACTGCAGTGTATCGATACGAGAAGTAACGGTAAACGTGCCGTTGAATACAACAGGGTTAGCACCATAAATCGTCACCTGATCAGATACCAGGAGACCATGTGGGTTATCACAAACAACTGTAGCAGTTTGGTTGTTAACACCACCAGGAGTGACAGTATTAACCTGAATCAGTTTCTTAACGTTGTATAACCAAGAAGATAATCTCTCATCTTCAGATGAAGATCCGAGTTTAGCAACTTTTAGTTTGTCGCCTTGTAGATAGTAAGATCCAGTATCTTCCAGGATCGTTGTACCTGCTTCTGCAATACCAAGCACTCTGAGTTTACACTCAGTAGATGTACCCTTATTGACATAGACAAAAATGTCAGAGTATACAATCGTGCCAGGATCCCAATCTTCTACAACACCATTTTGAGATCTGGTGCATTCGATAAACTGGTTAAGTGATTTCTCCTTATACTGTGCAGTCTCTACATCGTTAATACGAATGGTGCCGTTTCTTTCTGGCCATCCAATCGTGGAGTCAACGGTAATAATCTGACCTGTGGTGGTCAGTGGCTCAACTAGAGTAGTCTTATAAGGGATGATGAAACTACCAGATAGCGTCTCTTCTGAGATTGCCAATTCGTAGATAGTGTCCTTACCTTCAATAATGGTAATGACGTTTTCAATCAGAGCATTTGCTGCCTTGACACTAAGGTCAACAGGATCAGCATACTGAATAAGTTGAGAATCGATGAGATTTCCAGGATCACCTGAAATCAATTCAGCACGCAGAACAGTATCAACAACCCATGTTGCAGCAGATGGGGAAATGATCTCATCTCTAGGATAGTAGATCTCCACCTGCTCACCAAACATGATCTTAAACAGATACTGTGTGGAAAGCTCAGTACCTTTACTGATGTAGAAATCAGTAATGCTCTTAATTACTTGAATTGGATTGATTGAAGAGTAATCAATCTCAATAGTGGGGAGATATTGTCTTCTAAACTTATCAAAGACTTCTCTGATGAACAAAGAGTCTAGGTTGATAACTGTAGACGCTGCTGGGTGAGTAGACTGACGCAGTGTTGCTTCACCAGCGTAGATCTCATTATGGAGGTTGTCATATCCAACAGCACCAGATACACCACGACTACATCCTAGGAATGCAGAAGGGGAATATCCACTACCTCTTTCAATGATCTCGTAACCAGTCAGTTCATTGAAACCAACAGCAACAGATGCTCTTGCCGATTTAGGCTCGGCAATGTAAATTTTAGGGGGCTCTGTTTCAGAATATCCAGTACCGAAGTTGGTAATGTTGATATCCGTGATCTGACCATTAAAGATAGTTGCAGCAGCAGTTGCTCCTGTGCCACCAATAGGATCGCCATATGGATCCTTTCTATCGTCAACAATGTACACAGAAGGAGCATCGGTATAACCGTTGCCACCTGTTAGCATTTCAATATTGGTGACGTTACCAGATGCAACAGTAACATCGAGAACCTGAGCACCAATAGGTTGAATGATCCTTGCTCTAGGTGGGGTTGCATACCCTCTACCTCTATTCGTAATAACGATCTCGTAGACTTGACCGTCTTGGTTGATTCTAGAGATTGCCTGAGCGTTGATGCCGCCTTCAGGTGCAGGATCTAGATAAACAATAGGAGGATTGCTATAGTTCAGTCCAAATTCTTCGACAGCAATACTGTCAATGTTTACACGACCTTCACTATCAATTGTAGGTTGACCAATTTTACAACCACCAGGATTGGCAAAAGAAATTGCAGGGATAAAATCATATCCACTACCAGAATTCATGATAGTTAGACTATCAACCTGACCAGTTGCATCATCTACGGTTAGGGCAACCTTTGCCAGTGTACCACCTGTAGGAGCGCCTACAAGAGCGATAGGAGGGTTATATGACGTGTAACCCTGTCCACCATCAATTAGGTTAATATTCTTGATGCCACTAACCAAAGTTTTGGCAGTCGCACCCACACCTTCACTGTGTTGGACTACAACTTTAGGTGCAAAATCTAGTCTATAACCACTACCACCAGTTTTAGGAATTAGGCGGTCAACTTGACCAAAATTATCGACAGAGACAACTGCAGATGCTCCAGATCCAAAATTTGGGGCAATATACTCAACAGAGCGAATATGAATATTATCAGCGCCACCCAGTGGGAATCTAAAGATAATTTCACTTCCATATACGGTATAGTCGGTATATGGCTCAAGTTGGCGATTGTTTTTCTTGACAATCAGACCAATCGCTGAAGTTGGGGTATATGGTTGTGTATTTACTCTGAGGGGATATTCTTTCTTACTTTGATATTCTTCAAAGGGTACTGCATCAGTTGTGACGATCGTTTGATCGGCATACCCAACCAAATATATAATTTCAGTGAATGCAGAGTCGTCAGCACCAGATCTTTCACGGGGAGCAACGGCAAAGCGAATCTCATCGCCCTCAAGGAAATAATCAGTCCCAGGGACTAACATTTCATTGTATACAACAACAATTAGGTGATCTACTGAAGGGGGATTTACAGGAGTGCCTAAAAAGTTAAGAGGGAATTTATTTCTAGTCCCATCGAACAACTGGAAAGGATTTTCTAGTTGTTGTTTCTTTTTATCAAATTGTGCAGGAGAAACACCTGGAGTGACAATAGCATCAGGTCCACGAGTAACATTCTCGTAGTAAATTACCTCATTATCAATCTTGATAGATCCATCGGTCGCTTTGAAACCATCAATCGCCTCAATTCTGATAGTCTTATCGTTCAGACCAATATCACTCAATAAGAGTGTATCATTTGACAGTTCGTCTGAGGTATAACTATCGAGATCCAAATAACCCAGAAGGTTATTCAGGATATCGTAAGGACGACCTGTTTTTTCTTGAGACTTGTAATATTGTAAGAGAAAGTCAACAAATTGTTGATCTTCCTCCCTAATAAATTCTGGGAGTTGATTTGCAACTCTATCCGAAATGTTAATATTCTTGTGTGGCATCTATCTCAGAAACAGGAGGTATCTACTGGATATGTAAAACTATCCGTGGGATAATCAATGATATTTATCCCACTTGGGTCACCGAAGTTGTAACCGCTAAAGTTGTTTGGATCGAAGTTGGGGATTGAGATGTCATTGGTCTTCCAATCGATTGGGAAGACATTAACATCAAATAATGTGGGATCAACGCCAGGTGGAATAGTGAGAGATCCGCCATAAGGTAATACTTGAATAGGAAGACGAGTTGTATCGTCTGGTGTTCCTTCAATTGCAATGGGACCTACACAAACCTGACCTGTACTATAGTCAACGCTACCAACAGCATTATTTAACACAACTTCAACCTCGTCTCTTTTTGTGACAAGGAGAAGATTGCCTTTTCCATCATCTCTAATGTTGACGGGGACCAAAACTTGATTTTCGTCTGTAACAGACTGAGATGACGCAACAGGACTGGTTGAATTAGTGCCAGAACCTGATAGGGTCAAGTTAACAAGGTCTTCTGTGTAACCTGTTGCATAGAATGTGCCAGATTTGACCACAGAGAAAGCAGGAGCACACTTCCCATCGTCACCATTGCCTCCACCAGCATTTGGATCATCTTGACATCTACCATCTATACAAATTTGACCTTCTGGACAATCTGCATCGGTAGAACAAGGACCGTCTTTGTTATCGCCGCTACCATCGCCAGGATCATATCCACCACTACCGCCACTACCACCAGGGGTGCCTGAATAATCGCCAGGGTTATAAAGTGGGTTACCATAGTCAAGACATTGAGTGAAAACACTTCCCATCTCGAATTGGTCAAGATTTTGACCGACTGTCAGTTGAGTAACGCTACCAGAAATCGCAGGGTCGCTATTATCGACCATTGAGTTATATTTGGACGTATCAATACGACCACCAAAGCGATTATTCTGACCATTCTTGTTAAATTGGTCAACATTACGCAAAACGTCACTTGCGAGTTGTGCGCCACTCTTATTAGTGTTATTACCGTCGTAGTAAACGTAAGATTTGGGAATAACGTAGAATACAGTAGGATCAATGATCACAGGATCAATTGATGCAACCGTATAACGCTTCAGATCATTCCTGATCTTTGCTTTTGTTGTCTCATTCAGTTTATTACCCGTTTTTGGACGGATGGCAACATAAACTTTACCGTAAATTGGTGGATTGAGTTTCTCACCACCGTATGCGGTCACGGCAGCTGCTTGAGGATAGATTTCTGAGACAATATGCTCATAGTCCGTCTCAGTCACTGCTCTGTTCTGAGTAGCGAATGCTCTAGGTGCTCTAAATTTAATTGATAGCGCACTTTCGCGTGCTTCACCATCTGCTGCTGCCTCTCTAGTGACGACTGCGATGTTTGCAGGTCCAATTGCACGTTGGTCACTATCTCTAATAGTGCCAATGAAGGCAAAGTCCTTACAACCGTTTGCTTCTTCGCCAAAAGTGGTCACATAGGACAGTCTGATGAATTCGCCATCAATCAATTTACGTCCAAGGACGCCATCACCGAAGACTAGACGGTATCTAAGGTCATCAGACTCCTCAAGGAAGTAAACACGAGAAGTATCGTTAAGCGTAGTTACGTTTGCAGCAAGGTTGTATGTGTCAATCTCTTGCGACTGTGCATTAGGTGAGATATCAACGTAAACCAAGGCGGTGTCTACATCTTCCGTGGGGATGATATAGTCTTGTCTCTTTGTATAGTCAACTGTATAATTAAATTTAAGTAAATTGCCCTGATAAACGAGCACAGGGTCAAACACTGCGATACCAGTTGCGGGATTTACCGTAGTTTGCAACTCTCTGGTTACACAGAAGGTGTAAGTATCATTAAAGTTACGGGCAACAAACACATCTCCTACAGCAAGTGTGCAGAATTCTGGATATGTGGTGCCATTCAGTGAAAGTTGTGTCTGCACACGGATAGTTACACACGCTCTAGGTGCTTTAATTGACCTAGGAGTGTAATTTAACTGCTTCGCAATGCGGACAATGTTATCTCTGACCGTAGCACTCTCAAGAAATGCTTCATTCAGCGCCATGTTAGCGTTGAATGCCGTATAATATGTGTTATAAGCGAGGGTATCAATAAGATACGCCGCAGCACTACCTTCAAAGTCGTAATCTGTAAACTCGTTACGCGTTCTGAGGTATGATTTGATAGACTCTTTAATCTCAAAGAAGTCTAGCGATGTTAGTTGTGATGGGATAGCAGCCATTTCAGGTCTTCTCTAAGAGGAATGTTACTTCTTGGGTTATGTTTTCTCCAGTAATCAAGTATTCAAGCTCAACTTGAATTTCATTTAGATCACTGTTGTCTTCAACCCGCACATCCTGTACAGTAATCCGTGGCTCGAGACGCTCAAGGCAATCTTCAATTTCAGTCCTAATAGCGTCTTTTGAGAATGGATCCCATGGCTCAAAAAGAAGACCTTTCACCCGACTTCCAATGCTCGGCTGAAAAGGTCTTTCACCTAATATAGTCAATAATAAATTTCTTACAGATTGATTGATTGCTCTCTCGTTCTTGACAGCACCAAAGTCGTCGGTAGAAGGATTTGAATTAAAGGAAATTGCTAAGTCCTTAAACCCTCTACTGACGTACTTGTCTGATCTGAATCTGTAAGCAGGCATTTAACCCTCTTTTTTCTTTGGTCTCTCAGGTGGTTGAATGTTACGACTCACCTTATGAAGATATTTATCACTTCGTGGGTCGGTTATTAGACGCATACCCGATTTGATAAAGTCTTCGCTCTGGTCAGGTACTGGACTGTTGGCCACGATGATTCCTCCACATGGTAATTTTATTTATGGACATTCCCAATGGTTATTAGGACGCTCCCACCAGAAGTGTAAATCTTCTTTGGTATTGTCATAATAATGGGAAACGAAGTCAGACTTAAATCTGCTTCCTGTATTCTCACAAAGAGCAACAGTATAGTAAGGTGTGTGATCACCAACTACTTGATACTCTTTCATGATATCTGTGATCCAAGTGTAGTTGCCACCTCTAATGACACCTGCTTCGATCAATACAAAGTTGTCCCAGTCTAGAGTCCATGACAAAAAGTCTATGGTGAATCTCTTAGCATATGCTTCAGTAGATTCATCTGGGAATGGAACATTCACTGCTTCAATGTGATAAATCTCACCATCCTTACTTAGTGCATGACTCAAATGTTGAGTCACAATACTGGAATAATCTGGTGAGACACATAAGAAACAAGTGTTACTCGGATGAATGTCTGGATCCTCCATTTGGATCCGATAAATCATTTCCTGAATCAGTGCCATCTCCTTGTCTTGGGAAATGAAATTGAGTTTCCTCTTCATGATTATATGTTGCTGGATGGAAATTACAATACTCGTTAAAGGTAATCTTCATCTCTTTGTAAGAGAGTCCGCAGTGATTTGCTGCTTTTGGAAGATTCCACTTAGCAGACCAAAGCATCTCCATAGACTCTCTGGTCTCAGATCTCATCGACCTTGACCACGATACCGCTTACCTTTACTGTTACGAGATGTTGCAGAATATTTAGTATTTTTAGAGGTGCCCTGTCGAGTCATTTTTGGTTTACCAGGCACCCATCCATCTTTAACCAGTCCTGTCGTTGCGCGTGCGGGCATTAGTCCCTTTCAAACTACCTTAGGATGATAGCACAGTTGGATGCCCAAAAGCAACCACTGAGGAGCATGGATATGAGAATCCAGGGAATCCGACACCCAGTGGATCTAGAATCCTTGCAATAGGGATCTTGAATGCAAACACTGTTAACGTAGTTGGGAAGAGCACTCTAGGATGTCCCACTCCACCAGAGTCTTCAATAGTCAGTGTGCTGCATGGGATAGGTGTAGGAATAGGACACACACCCTTACCGCAAGGGCAGATGTAAATCACAATATTTGTACACAAAGCAATGTGTGGAGTGAATGTATCGCCACCAATCATGATGGGAATAAACTGCACAAGAACCGTTGCTCGTATTGGGTTAACCGCTGTAAGTGGAATTAGAGGTGT